GATTGAAAAGCTAATTCTTTATTATTCGATATACCATGGTCACTCAATAATACAATAGAATTATCAGTAATAGAATCTAATGTATTTGCTTCAGTTACATTGTATCCATGTCTCTTAAAACCATTACTAAATTTATTTGTAGTATAATAATGAGTACCAGGTGTAGGAAGTTCAGGACTATTCATCAAATAATAATTTTTCATTTTTATTATAAAATAATTATAATATTATTTTATAATTCTAAGTATTTAAATAGTTTTTATATTAGATTTACATAATGAAAACTTGTTTAGTTACTGGTGGTTGTGGATTTATAGGAAGGCATTTTACAAAAAAAATGGTTGATTTGGGTTATAAAGTCGTTGTCATTGATAATATGGTTTCAAAAAGTGCGTTGTTGCCAGATAATTGGCCAATTCATTTAAAATGTGATTTTGAATTTGTAAATACAGATATTTTAGATTATCTTAAAGATACAAAAAAATCATTTGATATTATTATTCATGCGTCTGCTATAGTTGGTGGCAGAGAAACAATTGAAAATGATCCACTTTTAATCTCATATAATATAACAATTGATAATGAATTATTTCGATGGATTGAAAAAAATCCAGTAAAACATCTAGTATATTTCAGTTCTTCAGCTGTATATCCAATTTCTCTACAAACTTTTGAAAATAATCGTAAATTAAAATTAGAAGATATAGATGTATTTAATGATAAAATTGCTATACCAGATTTGACATACGGTTGGTCAAAACTAACCGGTGAATTTTTATTATCTATATTATCAAAACGGGTAGATACAACTATTACTATTTACAGACCTTTTTCTGGATACGGTGAAGACCAACATGAAAGTTATCCATTTCCATCGATAATGAGAAAAGTTTTGGCAAATACAGATACTGTAGATATATGGTCAGACGCGGTTAGAGATTTTGTTTATATTGATGATATAGTAGACTATGTTTTAAAAACTTGTTTTCATGACAAAAAAATTAATATATTAAATATTGGAACTGGTATACCTACTTCAATGTCTGAATTAGCAAAAACAATTGCGCGTATAGCATTGAATAAAGAAATCGATATAAATATTTTAGATGATAAACCAAAAGGTGTCTATTATAGAGTTTCAAATGAAAATAATGATTATGAATGGAATAGTATTGGATATGGAATACAAAAATCATTAGAGTCTGGCATTTTTACACAATCAAGAATATAGGAAATTAAACCAATATTTTAGTATAATATACCCATAATCCCAAACCTATAAAGCATTTTGCCGTACAATCTAGAATATTCATAATAATATTTTTGTATTCTTCTTTGAACATGTATACTATACCATACAATCCCCATATTACTATATAAAATCCATACAGGAAATTATTGACTGCGTTTTTCACTGGTTTGACATAACGAATAAATATCAAATAAAACATAGCGAAGAACGGAATAAATCCTCCTATCATAGCAACAATACGATTCAATACATTTGTTTCACCTAAGTATCCTATAAACAACATGGCATAATTCAATATGACAATAATACCCATATTGATAATACCGACTGATTTATTGATATTTGATGCGAGCACTACACATAATGCTAACAACATTATAGGAGTAGTAATGGTCCAATCTACATATCTTGTTTTTGTTATTTCATTCCAATTAACTTGTGTGCCTTCTTTGCCATAGCCTTCTATTTGTCCTAAAAAAATAGAATAAAAGTAACCTGCTATAATAGATATGACTGTTTCTAAATTCAAAACATGACGTACTGAAGGTATTTTTGTACACATCGCTTCAATAAATGTTACTGTTGCTGTTGTCAATAGTAAAATATACGTAAGCATAAATGATGCTTTTACACCGTATTGTACAGGGTTTAATTTCTTATCTACTTTGTCTTGTGCTGTACCACTCACCAAATCAGATGTAGGTTTTGATGAAGGTGGGGTAGGTATAAGTGGAACACTTGTTGATACTTCTTGAAAACTGGATTGTTTTTTTTCAGAATTATAATCCGACATGGTTCTATATAAAATACTTAGATTTTTTCGTGGATTTTTGTATAAAATTGATAAAATAGATTATTTTTATTTTATCAATATAAATAATACTACATATATGTAGAATGTCATATTCTGATGATAGCAGCGAATCTAGTTATTCTGATTCAACAATGAATGATAATAGAATAAATGAATTGTATTCATCCGATGAGGAGTCATCTATAATAATCGGTTCAGATGACGATTTCAACGGTTCATCGACTGATGATGATTCTTCTTACTTGATAGAATCATATAATCACTATTCTTATATAGACGATGAAATTGAATATAGAATAGAAAGAATTTTTCACGAGGAAAGCGATTTCATTGACAAAGACAAAGAAAATGGTAAATATTATATAGGATTACATAAATATAATTCTTATCGAAAATTATTCATATTGACGAATGGTGTATCTACCGCATCTTTTTTGAAATTTCCATATATGGATACTTTGCGATATTTATACTTTTATAGTATTTTGAGGATTCAAAATCCAAAAATCGAAATATTATGTTTGTCTATATTACCGGATGATTCTTATAGTGTCATACTGAAAACATATTGGTTGAGAATAATACAGCGTAATTGGAAACGTGTTTTCAAAGAACGCACTAAAATTTATTTGAAAAGACGTTTACCAAATTCGCTATATAGTTTACAAATATCAGGAAGATATCCTGTTGGATTGAATTCAATGCCATCTATTTATGGTATGTTATGTAATTTACGCCGTTGAATAATTGTCCGCACAGCGGATAATTATTCATCTAAGTTACCAGTTACATTTTGAAACATGACACCCCTATGGGGCGCGGTTTCAAATATTCACGGGTATAAAAAATCGAATAAAAACACCCCATTATTAATAGAAAGTCAATAAATATAAAAATTGGTTGATATCACCTAATATTTCATCACGTACATTCAACAAATCAGTATCTTTTGAACTATCAAAATGATTACTTATATCAATCAAAAAATCCCGAAATTCATATACTTTTTTCTTGAAATCAGTTACATTACTATAATTTGCCAAATCACGCCTTTTTTCGATAGCATTGATGCGTGTTTCATCCTTGCCTAACAATATTTCTACAAAAGTATCAACATGTTCATTCAATTTCGCATATAGTTCATCAGTGGCTTTATGCTGAGCATATGATTTTGTTTTCCAATGGTATAATTTTACAACATTCAATATTTCTAAAAATACACTAACAATATGGGATGTTTTTTTACTGGATGATTCTTTGCTTTTTTTTTGGGGGGGGTTTACATTTTTAATTGTTTTTCTCATGTTTACATGTTTCTTGGATGAATATTTCGGCATAAAATATTTTTATATAGTATTTAAAGATATTTTATTTATAAATATCAAATGGCAAATATTTTCAGACTATACAATGTTTTATTTTTATTATTTTCATTTTCATTATTACGCAGTGGTTTTTCATTTATAAGCTTAATTACCAATATTTTGAAAATTCAACCATCACCATTGACATACAGACTTTTACTGGACTTTTCAAAAAGTTTATTGAATAATTATTCATCTAGAGAATTATTCGATACGCAGCTCAATGTAAATAGAATTACGGAATATCCTAAACTAGATATAAATTTATTAACAGAACAAGACAAATATGATTTACAATGGTACGTTATTGGTACAAAAACCGATTTTGTAATTAACAAACCTACAAAAGTAACTATATGGAATAAAAATTATGTAGTATGGCAAAATGAAAACAATACATATAATGCGTTAGATGATGTATGTAGTCATAAAGGGGCATCGTTATCATGTGGAAAAATTAATAATGACCATGTAGTATGTCCCTATCACGGATATGAATTTAATGAAAATGGAACACTAACAAAAGTTCCAGGTATTTGTTTCCAAAATTCACCCATTCAAGATTTATCGAAATTTGATATTGTTGAAAAAAATGGATGGGTATATTTGAATACATATTCTGATATTGCAAGAAAAAATACGAATGGAAGTCTCTTGGCTGAAAATATTTTTGTAGAAGAGGAAGTCGAAAAAAACGATTCTGTTGTATTTTTGAATATGGAATTCAATTGTTATTCTAGAATTCTTAGTGAAAATTCATTGGATGTTATGCATATCGGATTTGTACATACATTTGGAAATACGAAACGTCCAAATCCAATTGAAAATCATCCTCCAAAATTAGTCGGACCTAATCATTATAAAACATCTTATATGTATGAAGCTGGTGAGCAGTCCGTGTCTAGAAAAGTATTTGGTGTAAAAGACCTTGTTGTTGAAAATGAATTTATATTACCTCATACTACAGTTGCTAGGGTTATTTTTGGTGAATATACAAGTACAGTCATTACGTTTGCCTTACCAATTAATGAAAAAAAAAGTAGACTTTTTGTAAAAACATATCGTAATTTTTGGACAAACAAACTAGGAGATGCGTTGACTGAAAATATGATGTATACTACTATGCTACAAGACAAAGCAATTGTTGAAAACATTGATATGAGATTTATGGAGGGCAAATTCAATATGAAATTCGATAAATTACAAAATACATACAAGACATTTTATAAGAAATTAATACATACTTTCACGGAAAATGACAAAAATGAAATTTATAAAATGAACAATTCAAATATGGTTGACTCTACAATAATTGATTCGGATATTATCGATATCGCATAATACATAGATGATTATAATAAAAAATTGACAATTTTTATTATAATATATCAAATAAAATATAGACAAAACAATGAAAATGATGATAGACAATGATATGGAACATTTTTGTTTCACAAGGTATTTATATCCAAAAGTAGAAGTGAAACAATCACTTTTTATGTCATTATTAGATCATAATTATGACGAATCTTTATTTTGGGCGTATGAATTGTATTTTTCTGGATTTCAAATTGAAACATTTGAATTTTTATACATTCTTTATGAAGACATTTATGAATCAAAAAATACTGACTTGAAAAAATATATAAATACACTTATTGCAAATTGGAAAAAAAATAATGATGCCGATTGCCTAATAGGTTCTCTAATTATGACATTATGTTCACGTAATTATTCTCTGAAGAATTTCATCACGACATTTTTCAAAGTGAAATGCGAAGAAAAACCTCTTGAAACCGACAAACTGAAATTCATAATAAATTTGAAAGAACACGATATTGAAAAATACAAAACACGAATTTGCGAACCACATACAGCATACAAAGTACTATCGGAAGTATGTAGATTTCCGTTGCGTAAAAATATCGTAAAACTATTTGAAACATTCGTTCCATTAAACGTAAAAGAATTATATTGGTATCATTGGTTATATTATGCTGTGCGAAGTCCAGTATGGCAAAGTAGAATAAATCAATATAATGGTAAAATAAATCATCAAAATCTTTCAGTCGATTTTACGGATGATGATGATGAAGAAAAAATGGCGGAATTTTATAGTTTATGGGGGTATGAACCCGATGAACAACCGTTAGAAGTACAAAATAATAATTTGGGTGTTTTTGATGATACGTATATGGATAATCAAATGGGTATAAAAGAATTTTGTGAAAGATATGGTGTAAATATTATAATGAAAAAAATGAGAAAGAAAAAAACAAAAGAAATTCTAGAGAACACATTCGTTCCTAGGGATTCATAATATATCGCGTAAAATTGACCAAAAAATATATTAGTTGTTACAATGAAAAAATATGTAAAATGAAAGATTCGGTATGGATATATATAAAAGATACATTGGTGTATCCATTCGTATTTATAATAGAAACTAGTTTTGCTCCATTCTATGAATCGAGTAAAACGAAAACGAAAACAAAAACGAAAGCAAACCCAACCCCAAAACATAAAAAAAACCATTTATTTCATTAATGAATATGTTACCCAAGTACTAGATGCCATTAAAATACCACCCCAAATAGTATCAATAGTCGCTAGTGAGGGAGACCATTTTTTGAAAATAGTATAACTAGTTGTTTCATAAACACCATAAATTACTAAACCGAATAAAAAAGCATCCATTATGGATTTTTTTTGACGAATAATAAAATAATATAAACCGAAAATAAGGAAAATATAACAAATTAACGCACTGATAGGTTTTACAACCATAGCTGTTCGTTGTATTCCACTAATTTGATTCTCGAATGCTTTTTTATTGATACCAATGAATATAAAATCTAAAATCAACAAAACAACTCCTGAAATTAGGATTTCTTTGAACATCTATAGATTGTATCTATATTTTTTCTAGAATCAATTGTTTTATTTTTGGTTATTTTTGCTTGTATTTTCTTTTGTTTTATCTAGAATATATTGTCCACACGGACCACAATGGTCTTCATTTGATAAATCTATTTTACTGTTTATTTTTTTATTACAATAATCAATATTCCATCTACCTAATAACTTCTTTTCTTCTGGTTTTATAATTCTTTTCAGTAATTTGTATAAAAACATTTTTATAACTATACCAAAATTGTTTTTATATGAATTAGTAAATCTATATAAATACAAAAACAAGAACATTATAAAATGAACAATTCTTGTATATGTTTGATTTGTCATAAACCAAATAATATATATTTGGATTTTTTGAGAACATTTACAGATTATGATATAGTGGTTGTTATTGATGATTTTTCAAAAAACTACTATAATGATGAATATTACAAGAAAGAATATCCTAATTTTGTTTTTGTTCAATTGGATAATGTAAATTGTATGGAAAATGGTTTTCAGATGGCAAATTTGGCATTGAACAAAATGGTATCAGGTTGGGATAAAGCTATTTATTTCTTTTCTTTTTATTATAAAGAATATCACCATATTTGGTACATTGAGGATGATATATTTTTATATGATGAAAATGTATTCAAAAATATTGATGATAAATATCCGGATAGTGATTTATTGGTGAAACAAATCGACCAACGCGACGATGAAAAATGGTTATGGAACGCAGTAATTAATCACTTACCAGAACCTCATTATAATAGTTTAGTATGTGCTTGTCGCGTATCGAAACAACTATTATCCTGTATATACGAATATGTAAAAAAATACAAACAATTGATATTTATTGAAATCTTGTTTACAAGTATAGCAAAAGCGAATAATTTGAAATGTGATTGTCCGTATGAATTAGTACCAGTTATTTATAGATATGACTGGAATGTAAATAATGTGAATAAATTACAAATGTTTCATCCAGTGAAAGATTTGAATTTACAAGCCGATATGAGAGAAACACTAAACAATGAAATAGATTCGAATGCTAAGATTTTTTATTTGAAAGAGCATTTTATACCAGTGAAGATTTGAAACCGTACCCCTACGGGGTGCTATGATTCAAACTGTAACTGGTAACTTAGTTGAAGTTTCATCCACTGTGTGGATTGAAATCTTCAACGGTGTATACCACCAAAATAATAACATTGTATGTATTTCACGTAATATTCAAGATTATGTGAAATAGAATGCGCGTTGCTCTAAAACCAATTTTTCAGCTCCAATTGTTTGTATTCACGGTCATGATGTCGTGGTAATTCTAAAGGTACTACTAATGTACTTTGGTCTTGACAATATTTAGCATAACCTACTGCTTCTCCATATACTGTTGGAACAGCATAATCTAAAACTAATTTATTAAGACGTTCAACCTGTTCGGTGATTTTGGTTGGAGAATGCTCAGCATATTGTAAATAAATGCTACGCATGATAATTTTCAATGTATCAACGTTTTGTGGAGCAATAATGAATTTTTGGTTCGATAATTCATATACACCCGCACGTAACCCATTTTGAACTATTTGAATATTTCCTGCTGAAAAAAATACATCAGAAAGAATATTGTTCTCCCATGTTCCGGTTAATGCCTCGCGATATTCAGTCGTTTTGTTTTTGATAGAAATTTTCTCCTGCATTTGAAATAAAATATCTGGTGATGGAGATTCAATAATATTAACTCGGCCATTATATTTTTCTAAATTTACGATTTGATTTTTTTCACTGTTATATGAATCTGAATAACTAGACATATAGAAATAATATATTTGTATATTCTTAATATAGAAATAAAACCATTGAATAAATGGAATAGAAACTATTAGGTTTGAACTGAATAATATTCCAAATTACTTTTTGAAATGATACAATAAACAGTACTAAATATATTTAGAGGTTTCATATTTCATGAATATTTATTTATTTTAATAATATATACAATGGACCTTTTTTATATAATAGTTTTATCTGTAGCAACTGTATTATTAATTTTATTATTGACATATATTGGTATTTCAATGAAAAATGCTAAAACTAGTGGTGATGGAGATGTATTTCCTCCTTCCGCTAGTTCTTGTCCTGATTATTGGAGTTCATCTGTAAGTGACCCTAGTTCATGTGTTGTACCTAAAAACGTAGCAGGAATCAAGAATATTGGTAGTATTTATGATGTAAATGGATTAGTATTGAATGATAGCAACACTGTTGGATACGATCTTGCCAAAAATGTCATTAATTTCAATGACACTCGCTGGGCGAGTGGTGGAAAAATAGCAGTATGTGCTCAAAAAGATTGGGCGAACAAATACAACATTATGTGGGACGGTGTATCGAATTATAATAGTTGTTAAAAAAAGTATATTTATATTATATAATATAAATATGCCAAGAAGTAGAAGTACATCTAGGAATTCTCGACGAAATTCTCCAAATTCAATTGTAAATTTGTCATCACCAATAACTACACCAGAAGATTTTTTCAATCTATCAACACCTCCTAGTGAGATTCATCCAAATATTACAATTCGAGAAAGAAGAATACATCCTCCTATCAGTCTTGAAACTCCACCACCTTCCAATGTAACAATAAGAACACCAAGAGCACCTAGAAGAAGACGTGCTCTGACATTGGACGATGATGAAATTTATGATGTTCTTTTAGAACTAGGAAATGAACAACCATATAGTCTATCACCAACAAATGATAGTAGTGATTTTTTTGATAATTATGGCACAGATGAAAATGAGCGTTTTGGTATCAATGCGTCTCAACCATTATCATATGAAAGAAATGAAGAATATAATATAACAGGACTTTCAAATAAAGAACTGGATACACATAAAGGTTTGATAAAAATAAAAAAAACGGAAACAACTATTGACCCAATTACAATGGACGAGACAAATATACATGATTACATAAAAGAGGATGTTGACAATATCGTTTTTGTTTATGAAAAAAATTATTATTTATCATCAAAATCAATCGTCAAACAATTCATAAATATGTCAACAACTGATAATGCTGTTTTATTTGATTGTAGAGGTATTGGTTATCGAAATGTAAATTTTGATTACCCTTATGTTTCGATCAAGTACATAGGTATTATTTTGAACGTGTTTGCGAATGTTATTTCTCTGGAAAACGCCATAGCTATAACAAAACCTGAATCTGGACAATATTTTTTGATAAAAGGAACAGATGAAGTTTTGATTTCAACTGTAACCGATAACGTATTGAATGGAAAATATCCAAACGCGTTAGGAGCGAGTCATTGCCAAAGTGGAAAAAGTACAATCGTGTATGATATTGAAAAATTCAAACCTGAATATACTACTCATTCGAAAACATCGAAGAGTCATAAGAAACGTGGTTCAAAATCGCCGAAATCACCTAGAAAAAGCATCAAAAAACATTTAAAAAGAATATTAAAATAATTTAGATAAATCAAAAAAAATATTATTATATTTATTTATTATATAAAATGGATAATACTAATGATAATGATGATTTATATTTTGATAAAAATCGCAGAAGAATAATAAATACTATAGGTCGATTAAAAAACGAATTTGGATTCGATGTAGAATATATAAAAAATCCTGACAAATTAGATGAAACAAAAAAATCTAAACTTGAGGTTAGTCATAATAATGGTGTAACATTTTATATACTTAAAGAAGTTAATAATTATTATATAGTAATAATAACATTTATAAAAATAGATGACTCATTGGATAACATTGATAAATTAGGGTATAAAATTGTCTACAAATTAATTCTTGATAAAAGTGAAAATGCTTATAAATGGATAAAAAATTCAGATGAGGAAAACAATTCAGTTAATGAAGAAATAATATTAAAAGATGATTGGTACTTCAAAAACAATTTAATTAAAGAAAATTATATAGAATTTTATAAATTTTTAGAAAAACCAGCGTTTTTACCAAAAGACGCAGCGGAATTAAAAAAAATGGGTGTTAAACTTGGTTGTTTACCAGGAGGTTGTACTGTTATGGGCGGAAAAAAATCAAAAAGAAAACGTACAAGAACATTTATCAGAAAATCTATGCGTAAATCAAAGTCAAAAAACCAAAAAAAACAAAAAAAACCAAAAAAGTTAAATATAATTAAATTTACAAAAAACAAAGAAATATAATAGGAATCAATATTATTATATTTTATACTGGTACTATATCCATTACGCCAACACAAACATCATCTTTACAATTACCAAAGCCAGAAATAGTAGGTTCATTATCAGGACCATTCATAAAGTATTTCCATTGATTCGAATTCCAACGATTCACCGATAATGCTAATAATTCTTCACATGGTTTTGTAGTCAAAACAATCAAATCGTCTATATTATCAGTAAGTACTAATTGCCAAAATCCATCACTACCAGAAACAACACGATATGTAGTCCCGTGAACTATCGGAATAGTTTTTTTATTTGGAACACAGCCAGTTTCACCATGATGGCCCAATGCTTGAGAAGTAGCTAACTGTAATCCAGAAGGAAAATTAATATAATATGTATCTATCATGTCAATCGTATCTGGTGATACAATTTTTATGTCTTTACTAGGAGAAGCATAAATTTGAGAATTCATAGTAGTTAAACGTTCTTTTTCGCCTGGTTTATCCCATTTATCAGGTTCGCTAATAAATATCATTTTGTAATCGGTTTCGTTTTCTTTCTTTTCGAAAACAGCCATTTGTGAATCACCTATCCATTCAATTACGATTTCATCATCTTTTTTTTTCACTAAAAATGATGTTGAACCCGACGACATGTAAGATGATAGTTTTACGTTATTATTCAAATAATTCGATAATTCTACAGTAGGTTCAGCGAAATCAATAAAATAATTCAAATTCAATTGACGTATTGCCTCAATTATAGGATTACCCGAATGACCATCAAATCCCCATATGAAATTATCACCACTAGTTATGTAATCTTGGCCCTTGTGTAATTGTTTTTCCATATGAGAAATATGGATTTCATGAGATGGTTTTTTATTTTCAAAAACAGTATCAATTAAAGCAGCCATTATATAGTTTATATTTATGATATAATTTTAAATCATATTATAAAAACGATCAATTTTTTATAAAAATACGTGTTTTTTATAAAAATTTTTAATTACGAAATTACATGATGTTTCTATTGACTTTGGTTGGTAATCCGTGACCAAATAATACCATATAAATCAATACAAGAGCACCTAAAAGAACACTACGGTCCTCAGCAATTCGTGCGGGTTGTTTCATTAAAAATATCATGATAACATATAATAACAAGCCAATCAATATAGAGTGTAAAAGCATTAGAAGTCCGCGTTCCATGTTGAATAAAAATAGTAATATACTATATATATACTAAATATTATATTTATTGACTTTGGGAGGTTCTCCAATAGATATATCCATTTTCTCTAAACTGATAGGATATTTGAAAATCGCATATTCATTATGGTTTGAAACCGTTTTTTCTTCTAATTCCATGATTTCATTTCTCATCATTCGTATTATACGTGTTTCTGGTAATAATTCATCTACTTGTAATTTAACAGCGGTTTTCAATATTTCATTATTTTGTGTTTTTTTATACTCATTCAATAAATTACGAATGTTCTCGATTACGCGAAATATTTTCTCATTTTTCTGTTCAATTAATTTCTTTTTATGACTATTATGGAATAATTCATCGTTCATATCGATATATTGTTTCAAAATAGCACTATCCTGATTATATGCTTCTAATTCTTTTTTAAATAATTCTACGGATTTATCTTCAGTGACATAATTAAACAATGTATCTAATTTTTGTCGAATAATAGCATCTTTCAATTCATCAACTTCCTCTTTGAATAATGAAATCCAATATTCAATATTATTTTTTTCACCTGGATATATTTGTATATTAAGAGAACATGGTTGTATTGTATCACCACAAATCGCTGTATAATTACCATTATTTTTAGAAAAAATAGTACCAACGGGTCTCTTACATTTCATACATTGAGGTTTGTATGATAATAATTGTTTTTTGCCTTTCTTTTTGTTCTCGTTTTTCTCCATTATTTTCTTTTTGTCAGAACGCATTTTCGATTCATAATTATTTTTCAATTTGAAATAATTATTTAATGATTCTAAATAAGAAACTTGTATAGTTTTATCATTCGTATCATCGACTTCTTTTTCAACGGTTTCGAGAACAGTTCTATATTCAATCGATGGGTTGTTATCAGCAACAATATCAATTCTACCTTCTGGCATGTTCTCGATAAGTGTAATTTTATTGTTAGAAATATTTAATTGATACAAGTTATCCATACCTTTCAAATCCAAATATTTCAATTCATTATGGTCTGCTATCAAATTCTTAAGTGACATAGGAAGGTTCTCTAATGCTTGTATTTTATTATCGGAAATATTCAATGTTTCCAAATTTTTCAAATTGCTCAAATCAATATCAGTCAAGTAATTATGCGGAATTTCGATATATTTCAAATTATTAGGTAGGTTCTCGATATTTACTAACAAATTTTCAGGACAAGTAAAACTAAACAATTGTTTTGGTAGTCCAATAATATTGGTTATTTCACCGTGTTCAAAACGGATATGGTTTATACTATCAAATCCTAGTTTTTCTAAAACAGAGAAATCGATATCACCATGGAGTGGTTCTAAAAATGATATACTTTGTGAATAAGTAGGTATGGTTTCTAACATAGACATAAGTTTTGCTTGTGCTGTATTGTTTTCTTTGATGATTTCTTCACGTTTTTCATTGATAATATTCATATTTGTTTGTATAATATAAATATTATAGATAATATATTTGTTATTATGTAAACGGCAATTGAGTAATGTTACTCATTTGATTTTCATTTTGTTTTCTCTCTTCTTGAAAATACCTTATTTTTGATAATACATATTGTTGGTCTTTGTACATTTTTCGTTTTTTATCAACATCGGATAATTTATATTTATTACAATAATATAGTATGAATCCACTTATAGATACAAACAACAAAAATATACTTATATTGAGAACATAATAATAGATCGAAACACGATGATTATGACACTGTTTCAATGTTTGAAACAAATGATTCTTCGCGGTTGATTCAATAAGATGTGATGTATCCATTTATAAAATAATTACAAAAATTATATTTCAACAGCACGTAAACTAAAAATATGCTAAATAATAGAGAACAGACAAATAACATAATATAGCGAGTATAATAGCTACTAACCATACAGGTATTACTGTTTTATGACGATAACCTATACCAAATTGTCGAAACCCACCATCATTGGTATATAACAATCCAGGTTTGATATAATGTATAATCGAGAACAAAACCAAAAATAGTAAAATAGAAATTGGTAATTTATTTTTGTAAATGAAATTTTTCATTCTGAAAGTTATTATATTAATATACTATTATAATAACCGAAAAAATATTCAAGAAAAAATCAAGAATTATTCATCGCCGAAATCGTTTTCATCACGGTCTTCCTCATAATATTCGCCATCCATGTAATTCTCACCTAAATCATCTAAACCAGCAGCAGGTCTATCGTAAATATCTACATCTTCATCCTCATTATAATCTAATCTTTCTTGGTCTAAATCGTAAATTTCTCTCATCATTTCTGTTGGGTTGTCTTCACCTCCATTTTCATACAATTGCTGTAATAATTCATTACGTTCACGGTCATATGTATCTTTATCATATTCAATCAATCCGGTTTGTTGGCCTACATTCCATCTACCTAAACGATAGTTTTTGAACATGTCTTCTACTTTACGTTCTTGAATACTCATATCTCCCAAATATTTGATAATACCTTCTTTTTCTCGTTGTTTTGAACGATTAGTAAGACGTATAATTTCATCATAAGTATAATCAATAGTGGATTTATTTTCACTTTCAACATCCAAAAATGTTAATAACAAATTACAAACACGTTCTTTTAATTCTAATAAATTGCCGGTTTCGATTTGTACTTCTTGAAAATCGTTATCTCTTTCAATATTAGTCTGTTGTAAATCAACCAATTGAGTGCCTATTTGATTCGACATATTTGAATTATTATTTATGATTTCGCGCATAGAACCTCGATATTCATTCAAATCCATCCTTACTAAATTATTATTAAAACTAGACACTCTATATTCGTGAATAGTTGAATAAAAACAATAAGAATACAAACGATAAATGGTTGTTTTATCAAATAGACTATGAAATTTAACCATTTCTCCATCAATCAACTTTATGATTTCAGTTTGTATAGGAATGTTCTCAATAAACATAGTGATATCCATCAACTTTGTATCGATTTCCATCAATAATCTTAGCAAAACCTTATCTTCTTTGAATTTTTCTATTTTCTGATAATAAGATGTAATAATATTCGTAACATCTGATACATGGAATTGCGATAATCCCCAATGTTTTGGTACTTTTTTGTAAAAGCCAGCATTATTCAAAAGAATATTTGGATATAATTTTGACATGGAATGAATAGCGTTTTTTATGAATTGAGTAATTGTATATAAACCATCGTCGTAATATAATTGAGATTCTTTCATTGGCTTATCTAATTCCCATTTACGTATTTTGGATAAGAACTCGTGTAGTTTTTCGTATTCATTATTTGTTAAATTACCATGAACATCAAAGAATTCCATGATTTCATTATACAACCTTTGATTCGTTGTTAACAAATACCCATTCAATGTTTTTAATTCTTGTGATAATTCGTTACTCACGCTAGATGGTGAAAAACTACTGAGAACAGCTCCAATATGTCTTCTTAATGGCTCTTCAATCACAGTAGAATCAGTCATATCGAGTTTTTCTAAAACGTCTTTGAATGCGTCTAATTGTGTGAAATATTTGGAATGATCAACTGAAATTATGTTTTTTTCACGAACAATAGTCATTAATTGTTGTAAATGCTCTACTGTGAAACGTTTGCCATTTCGTTTCAAAAATTCCATTTTTTCTAAAATAGACCACTTTGAATTGTATTCGGCAGGTTTTTCGGATATTATTACTTTCAATTCTTCAGGAACGGGCAATTCTCTATCAAAATTACAATAATGAATAATAGTAGCATAAATATTCTCTTCAGAGTAATCGGTAGAGACAGTAGGATAATTGATTCCAGTAAATTCTGGATGATAAAACATAGGTGCTTTTGATAATGTATTAGCATCTTTCAATAACAATGCCAATTGTGTAGCATTCGTGATATAAATAGAAATGTTTTTATCTTCCTCATTGAAATAATAAATAGGGTTTGTTGCGTTTGTATTTTCATTACAGCAAGCGTTTTCTAAAAATGGAATACGAGAAGATGTTTTCAATAAGGTATCTTTTTTTTTCACGATTTCATTAATAGATTCTATAATTCCATAACCATATTGGATAACTTTCCCTTTCAATACATAGATAGAATTATGTTGTTCTTTACTACCATTTCGAATTAGTTCCATAAAATCTTTTTTGAAATCAGAACCAACATTACGTAATGTTTTCAATACATTGTACTTAATAATAGGTGGTAAAAAATGTTTCCATTTTGTAATTTTATGTTCTTCTGGTGAAGTCAATTCTGGATATAATAACATATATTCGCGTTTTTTCAAATACAATTCATTGATATCACTACGTTTTTTCATGATAACATTTTCTATGATATCTTTCATACGTTTTGCTAATACATCCGTATTGTATTTTTTGATTGCGCTCCAAATAGAAATGCCACTTTTGGATTTGTCCAATACACACGCTAGGTATTTTATACCCGTTAAATCTTCTATTCCATCCATTGGATAACCACTGAATGAACGAACACAACCAGGAAAAGAACGTTTTGTTTGAAAAGATGGTGTGGCTGTTTGTATAGCAATCAAAATTACACAAGAAATAATAATAATAATTGTTTCATTACGATAATCTTTATAAGGAGCCGATTTTTTCCCCCTTTCTTTCTCTAATTTATCAGCACGTTTTTTGTAGGATGATTCACTCAAAACATTAGTAGCTATCAATTCTCTTGAAAATCTCATAACAAATTCTTCAATCGAATCGTTTGGAATATCGATATTATTACAAATAGTACTAAAAACATTATAAATAGATTCCATTTCTTCGTTCTCAAATACTCTTTTTTCTGGTTTATTAACAAGTTCGCTAACAGCGGTTCCCAAATCTTTTTCTAGGATATCGTGAGATGTAATATGAAATCCGGATTCATCAAACCCCTCTTCCGTACTAAAATCTATTTTACGGAGAACGAATCCACTATGTTTATCTACAATTGAATCCCCATCGTCACTTAAAATACCGATATTATGACATATTTCCGCCAATTTATTCAAATAATTATCACCAGTAATAAATGTTTTGGCTAACTCATACATGCATGATGGTATTAATTTTATATTAGTATCTTTACAGTATAACCAATACGCATTTTCATCCAATTGTTCTACCATCGGTGCTCGACAAAAATTATCCACAAATCTACAAATATCGAATTGTTTTTTAGAGAAATCCTCTTGACCCAGAATCAAATCGCGTAATTTCATGTATGGCGATTCAATGATATCGGCCATATTTGCCAAATTACCCAATTCAAATGCGATATTATTCGCTTTGTATAATTGAATTTCTTTCAATATACGTGTTTTGTTAAGATTTTTGATATAATAATTAATCTTGTCCTCTAATTCTTTTTCTAACTCTTCCACATTTACAGAATAACGTTTATCAAATTCATCCATCATTTTCTTTTTTGATATTTCTTTCATACGTGCGGAAGCATCAGATATGGTTTCACATACATTGTTTTTCGTGTTCTTGAAACATTCACTACTTATATTACAAAACAGCGTATTATTATCAAAAAAGGTCTCATCGCCTATGGAGTCATCTCGCACCCAATTGTTTTTAACTCTACGATAATAATCCGTTTTCTTACGAATATTCGATTCTTCATCAATGGATAATTTTTCTTTTACAGAAAGTTCAGATTCGTCGACATCACTCGGTAGTTTCGGTTTTATTTCAAGAATAGCATATTCGCCATCGGATACAAGTTTCTTTTTTGAAATCAATGTAGCTGCTAATTCATTCGCTATATTTTCAGGACAATCATGTTTTTTTATCAAATTTGTAGCTAAGAAATCCAAAAACAATTCAGGAGCCATACGTTTTTGGTCATCTTTGTATTTGTTCAATATGTCATACGGAGTATCGTCAAAATCCTTATCGTAATATACTTCATCGACATTATTGTCTTTCTGAAGTTCTCCAATTGATGTATATTTTTTTGCCAAATATCTGCGAGAACAATCAGTTGGTTTTATTTTCTCTGTATCGGAAATATTATCAATATTCGCTTCGGCGATGACATCCATGAGATTATTAGGACTCATTAGTGATATCAAAATAGACGTTACCAGATTTGTATACAACTTTCCATTATCCATTTCAATCATTTTGAATAATACTTCTTGTGAAGACAATGTGGTTTTTTCTCTATCGAGAGATAAGAATTTGTATGTGTCAAAAAACGAATCATTGAAATCGGAACGTTCATATAATAATTTCAATAGGGGATTCGGCTTTGAAACTATATTATATTTGTAATTACGAATACTAGAAAAATTATTATAACGTTTTTCATATTCGGTTTTGAACTCTTTTATTTTTGTTTTTATCAAATAACGTATTTCCATGTATTGTTTATAACTTATATCAGATGGATAGATAGTAAAAGGTTCTAATTTTTTGACAACATCGACAAAAGATATTTTATCTTTGATATATTTTCGAATCAAACGTATAAGTGTTCTCGTTTTTGGAATTATAATTTCGAGAAATCGTTGAAATTTTTCATTCTTTTCAATATCAGACCCCACATCTTCATCCAATACAAAATGATTGAAAGTGGACAAAAAATCTTTTTTCGTTTCTTCCTCCATTTTTTCATAATCAAATTCTTTCGATAAATCATCGATTACATGTTGGGTAATATCCGTATTTTTACGTAATAATTTGAATAGCATAAGAGGATTCTGATGTAATGTTGCCTTTTCAAGAATATTAGTGGTAGGTAGATTGATAGCAGAATAACGTAGAACTGGTTCAGGCATCATTAATAGTGATTTTATATCGACACTATCATTTGGTGTCATTTGGACACGTACATAAATAGGTTTTCCAGTATTCAGTACCACTTCGTCTAATTTTGATAAACCTAAATTGTAACGTTGAATAACAAATTTGCGTTTTACAACACCTGATTTTGTATAAATACTACTATAAAAATCTTCCAAATTATCGACGATGGAATCTATATTTTCTAAAACATTTACAGAAGCCAATGTTTTGTGTAATTCTAATGTAGATTCGAATGGTGTAATAAATTCTTGAACCCGATTATTCAAAGTAGAATAGTCCAATGTTTTGTCTAATTGTGACGATTCTACAATTCGAGCGCCAGTGCCAAATTTTTCATAGATGACATCTGGTGTTTTATATTGGACTTCATCATCATAAATTTTGCGACGGTTTGTAACTATTGGAATAATCCATTTCAAATTTCTATCTATTTTGTTGATATGTTCGACAAGTGGTTTGTGTAAAGCACCGACCATTTTCAAATCGTAAGCGTTGTTATTGGTATCAAATTTAGAATACAAACTACGTAATTCCTTGAAACGTTCTATCAAATTATGAATATTATCTAAAACTTGTTTTGTACGTTGACTATTCGGTATTGTAGAGAGTAACTCATCCATCAAATCATTGATTTGAATATCTATACCGAATCTACGTTCTCCTTCAGGAACTTCAACTAACTGTGCGATTGGTGCTAATTTCTTTCCAAAAACAATAGAATTGGCATCTATGTATAAATTATGAAGAGTATCTTTTATATTTTCGTCGGCAATAGCACCAGATGGTATTTGTATGATAGATTCGCCGGTTTCTGTAAATTCCATAGTAGCTAATTCGTCTGAATCCGCTTCTATGTCTGCTAAATCCCGCCCGTCTAATTGCTCTTTGATAACTGATAATGAAATATTTTTTTTCATTGATTCGGGTTTTTCACGAGGTATGATTTTATCGATGGGAATATTTTCAGGAATCCCTTTGTAACCAAAATCGATATAAAGTGTTTTCAATTCAGGGTACGTCGTTATTTCAATCATATCATTTTCTAAATTGGTTATTTCTCCCGTTATAATTACGGGTATTTCACCTCCAAAATAGATATCAAACCATTTACCGGGCAACAGATTATTTTGTCTAGCATAACCTTTTTCATCACTACGACTTACTATAATAATTTGTTTTATTGATTCATCACTAAAAAAACCTTCAGAATTGATATTAAACTGATGAATACGAACATTATCATTTTCGGTAGGAATAGCAGTTATTATTTTACTCTTGTCTATGTAGGTAATATAAGCAGTCATTTCATGAATATCTTTGTTTGTTGGAGCAATAATCTCAATAATATCTCCTAATTCTAACATAACACTATTATCATTCGTAATTGGTGGAGTAGATTCGCGAGGAGTTTCTAATTTTTTTTCAGTAGATTCAATTGTATTCTCGACATTTTGTGTTTCGTTCATATTATTGTTATCCAATGAATCTATTTCCATTATAAATTATATATATAATCTAATATATATATAATCTATCTAAATTATATTTTCAGTTGTCAATATTTGACAATAAAAAATCGTAATATTTTTATAATTTACCCAACATTTCATTGATACACATTGTTATAATCTATTTGAGAAGTAATTATCCACGTATTCATTTTTTCCATTTGACATAATATAATTAAATTCGTCATCATCATCATCATCATTTTTTTTATGACTATAAATATCATCATTTTTTGTTAATAAACGGCTTGTTATTGAATTTTCATGATAACAATTTATAATATTAGTTTGAATTGTATTTTCATTTTCATCTTCCGTAGTAATATTATTGAGACAACGGTCTATTCTTTCTATCAATGGTAAATTTTCATCATCGATTTCAATAGAATTCGTACATTCAACTATATCATCGGTTTTATTATCTGCTACTATCTCGTGTGTATTCTTTTCAATGTAAATTTTTTCAATCAAAATCTCATATTCATCATCATCATCATCATTAATTCGTGTGCCTATACATTTGATGTCCGGACTTTGCGAATTATTATCATTAAAATCTTCCATTGAAAAGAACGAATCTTTCGACTCACTACCTTCAATTCGACAATTCGGACATAAATATTCATCTTTTACACAAATACATTCTCCACCACAATGTAGTCCTTCGTAATAATAGGTTGTTTCAGCATGTTTGCGTTTTTCATTTGATAATTCATTGCTAATTTTCGCGTTTTCGTCAATTAACAATTGATTTTTTTTATTAATTTCATTGATTTTGGATTCTAATTCAATATTTTTTTCCATTAGTCTTATCAAATCGCCAATATGATTTTTACGTATTTTTTCTAAACTATTAGAATTAAAAGCTAATTCGGATGATATTCGTTCATTTTCACGTATTAATTTTTTTTTATCTTCTGCCAATTCGATTAAATATTCACGTTGTCTTTTAATTGTTACCAACATTGATTCAGTATTCATAGTATTCATTTTATATAAAAAATAAATGTTAATAGAATTATCAATTTTTTATTCATGGTCAGCGAACAAATCATCAACTGTGTAAAACGCTGATTTGTTCAATGAAAACGATATAAAAATATGTAAATTATTAATTTAGTACAATGCTAAAAAAACATGTAGTTTTATTTGAAAGCAAAGACCATGGATGGATTGCTTATTCTACGACAGGAAGTGATGCTAAAAGAATATTGAGTGTAAACAACAAATATGATATTTTTTACATTTTTGAGTGTGATTTATTGAAACAATATCCATATATTATGAAATTAAAAGCGCCTCTAAATATCTATTATGATTGTAAAAGAATAAACAAATATAAAGAAGAAAACTTTGAAGAAAATGATAAATATATTATAATTAGTTCAAAAACAGAGGGACAAGATGAAGGCATTTATTTTGATGTAAAACAGAATTAATCAGCTAATAAAATGAGAAACGGTGTAAATTTTTCATTCATAGATTATTGTTTATATATTATTTATAAAAATATATAAAATTTTTTTATGTATTTATAAAATAAATGAATATTGTTTTAGTGAAAAATATGAAATTAGGTAGAGTTTATAAAGAATTGAAATCAAAACTATTAGGTAGATTATGTGATAAATATTTGATTATAAATACGGATATTATCAACCAAAACATCAATCATACAACGACAAATAATTCAAATCAATCCCATTTACAGAATTTACATCGGTATAATTTACCATATTATGAATTGGAGTTTTTAACAGATAAAAAAGAAAAAATATTTGTAATGAAAGATTGGAATGACAAATTTATGGAAATACCAAACGATGATGGTATACCTGGATTAGATTCAGCATTGATAAAAAACAACGAATCGGATATATACAAAGAAAAAGTATTTTTTGTCAAGACTCTCCAAAATGGTATCGTATACAATATCGATATAAAACAATATGAATAAAATAGATAAAGATATTTACATAATATCTAAAAGATTATGCAAACAATATCATCAAACTCATTCAAAATTGATTTCAATATAAAATCGTCGAAAATCAAAAAAAAAATCAATTCATCGAAATATAATATATATTATGTTTTCAATTATGACAAACAATATCTATGTTTGGATGATTATGAATTACGAAATTACCGTTCTGTTATTTTATCTTTTTTAGATAGAAAATTGGTATGTTTTTCTCCACCCAAATCTATGAATGAAAATATTTTTTTTGAAAATAATTTGCTATTACAAGAAGACGCAATAGTAGTAAATGAACTAATAGAAGGTATAATGATAAATTTGTTTTATGATAAAAGTATCAATCGGTGGGAAATTGCTAGTAAGAATTCGATTGGGTGTAATTATTGGTTTTATGGGAAATCGAACAATGAAAAAAACAGTGACAAAAGTGAAAACAAAACGTTTTATAATATGTTCTTAGACGCATTAAGAGCAAACGAAGGACAAGAATTGAATGATTTGCCACTATTACAATATTTTTGTAAATCGTTGTCATATACATTCATATTACAACATCCAAATAACAAAATAGTATTACCACTTGATTATCCGACGCTTTTTTTAGTGGCTGTATATTATATTTACCCAAATGAAGCAATATATGTATCGCCACATAATTATAAAAATTGGAGTTTTATCAAAGATATCGAAGGTATTATAAACCATCCAAAAGAATACGATACCAAAAACTATAATATCGATTCACATAAAAACTTGAAAAATATATTTTTGATAGAAAAAGAAATGATAAAAGGAGTTGTAGTGACAAATACAAATACAGGAGAACATACAACTATAAAAAATCCTGAATATGAATATTTAAAATTATCGAGAACAATTGCTGCTAATCTACAATATTATTATTTTTGTTTGCGTCGCATAAAACAAACAGAAAATTATTTGAAATTTTATCCATCCATGAAAAAAACATTCAATAATATACAAAATGAATATTTAAATTATGTATCCAACGTTCATACCACATATGTAGAGTACTATGTTTTCAAAAACAAAAACATTCATAAGAAATATATCACACATATTTATAAAATACATCAAAATATTTATTTGGCTAGTTTACGCAAATCGCGTAAATCACAAATAGAATCTAAACAAAACGTAACATTTCAAACCGTATTGGATTACTTTGATAAAATGGAACCGAGAGAACTTTTGTTTATTATAAATGAGAATCGACGGTTATATGATAGATGAACTTTTTATAAATTACCAATATCATTTATTGGGTTATTTGAAATGTTTATTTTTTCTGCTTTTTGCTTTTGTTTTTGTTTTTGTTTTTGTTTTTGTTTTTGTTTTTGTTTTTGTTTTTGTTTTTGTTTTTGTTTTT